TGCTCCTTTTCCTCTTTCATGCTTTTTCCTCGCTTTCTGCTTTCTTCTCATAGGCAGACCGTGCATTTTACGCCAGTTATTCGTGTTTTTGCGGTTTTCCGCATCTCTCAAACTGCTCATTTTCAAAATTGCCGTTTTTGCCTGTTGCAAAGTCGTTCCTATTCGCAAGACTGCCTCAACGAACGCCTCTGCTGTTGTTTCAATCTTAATTTCCGGTTTTTTCGGTTTTTCCGGTTTCGTGACATCCGGATTTGCGGTCGCTTTGTCTGCTGCCGTCTCGATAATGCCCGAAATCTCTTTTTCTGATTTTCCCATCGCCCGAAATCGGTCAATTATGCCTTTTAAGATTCCCATATTATCACAACCCTCCTTTTCGCTTACATAAAAGGCAATTCGCCGTCGACATCGTCCGGAATGTTCATGAATCCGTCTCCTGCGTCTGAATATCCGGCATTTTCTGCCTGTTCTCCTGCTGCCCTCTTGCTTTCCGCAAATTCCTGTTCCTCAATCACAACGTCGGTCGTATATACCTTTTGACCGTCTCTGTTGGTGTATGAGCCTGTCTGAATCCTGCCTGTTGCTGCAATTTTCGTTCCCTGTTTCAAATACTTCTCTGCAAATTCGCCATTTTTGCCGAATGCGACGCAAGATATAAAATCCGCTGACTGCTGCCCGTCTCTTGCACCTCTGCGGTCGACCGCCAGTGTGTACCGTGCCACGCACATGGATTCCTGTGAACTGTTCTGCTGTGTGTATCTGACATTCGGGTCTCTCGTGAGCCTACCCATCAATATGACTTTGTTCATTCTCTTTTTTTGTCCTTTCTTGAATCAATCTCTCGTATAAACGCAAATCATCCGGCGGGATGTCGAGATTCCAGTCTCTCGCAAATTCTATCCCGCCGATGAACGCCTCTTTTTCTCTATCAGTCATTTTCCCGCTGCATAACATATTCATTTTGCATTTTCTGCAATCTGACAAGTCCTTTTTTGAACTCAAGGTCATCACCATTCATGCACACATCGAATATTTTCTCATAGTCGACAATGTGTGTCTTGATGAACTCTGCCTCTGCTGCCGTCCTGCTCTCATTGATGAACATTCCCTTGACTGCCTCTTTTATCATTTCACAATTGGTCTGTTCCTCCTCTGTCGTTGGAGGTGTGGTTGCAATCATTTTCTCATACGCATTGTCAACCGCTCCTGCAATGAGTTCTTTCCAACCCTTGCCCCGCTCTCCTAATAACTGACATTCAATATCCTCGAAACGGTTTCCTTGCCCTGCTGCCGTGATTCTGATGTCCTTTTTGCCCTTTGCTGCAATCAGAATCAAATCGTCATCGTATGCCTCCATGTAATAGTCAAATTTCGCATCAAAATTCGCATTCGGATTGATGATAATTTCCGGTTGACTGTTGCCCTCTGTCTGAATGCTCACGCCGATGTATTTCGCATCTGTTGCCTTTGCATTGATAAATATTGCTTTTAATTCGCTTTTGTTCATGCTGCTCCTCCATTCACTAATCTGTTGAGTAACTGTTCATACATGGTCTTGTATGTGTCTCTTTCTGTCTGTAATCTGATTGTGTCCTCTGTCTTTTCCGTGTTTGCAATCTTCTTGTTTTCCTCAACATAGACTGCTGCATCCTGTTCAATCTCTGCGATTGTGTCCTCATGCTCCTGCTGCAACATCTCAATTTCTTTCTTGAGACTGTCGATTTCCTCCTGCTGCTCTTTGATTGTCTCATTGTATTTCTTTGAGGTTTTCATGTTGCCGTCAAGCTGCAAGGAAATCATGAGAGCAATGTCGATGTTCTCCATTTCCTTGTCCGTACACTCTCCGATGTATGTTCCTACACGCTCCGTTGATACCGAATAAACCTGCTCACACAATACCGTGCTGATTCTCCCTGTTGACCTCACTGTCACATGTGTCGGGAGGTCTGTTTTCGGTTGTGTCGTCATATATACGATTTCAATAACATTGCTGTTCTCATTGTTCTTGTTATTGCTCACAACTACCGCCGGACGGTCGGAGTGCTGTTCGCTCCCGTTGTAGGATGCCCCCCCCTCTGCTGATATAGAACATTTCGCCTCTTTTGATGTCATTCATTGATTTTTACCTCCAATTCTTTAATCTGTATTTGATGATATATACAATCTGCATCAAATACGGGTGTCTCTGTTTATAACTCATGTTCCTCACCGTCTTTCATGAGTTTGGTTGCCATGATGCAATATCCGTCCTCAATTCCTGTGTAGTCCTCAAGCATATATGTCACAAGCACTCTGACCGTGCGTCCGGTGTTCTTTCCGTCTGCAAACTCCATCATTTCGAGAATGTCGCCTTTTTTATATCCTCTGTCATTCTTTCGGAGTTCAAATGTCTTGATTCCGTTTGCCACATCATCGAAATAAGACTTTGCAAGGCGTATCTGATGCACTTTCTGTCCGGTCTCCTGTGTGTCTGATGGGAGGTTCTGCATCTTCTCCTCCTGCTCCATCTCACGGAGTTTTTTCTTTGTCTCACGGTCGATTGCATCCTGTTCCTCTGAATATCTCTGCTCGTCGGTCTTGTATGCCTCTGTACGGTTCTTGTACTGGTCGCATGAGGTGCATGTTCCGGTTTTGACGTTGCATGTCTCATATTCGGTGCAGGAATAACAGATTGATGTGATTCCCTCCGGATGCGGTGTCTCATAATCGTCGCCCGCTCTCACTTCCGGCGGGTTCATGCCGATTTCTGTCTCTGTGTCGGATTCTGACACCTGCTGCCCTGCTGCCTTTTCTGCTTTCATGTCTTTCACATCTTTGTGTGTGAGTTCTCCGGTCTCTGTGAATTTTCCCAGTGCCTCCCGCTGCTCGTCTGCTGTCATACCGCTCAATTCATAAGCTGCGGAAAATGTGAGGCGTTCTCCCTTGAGTTCCTCTTTCCATTCCGGAATCAGATTGTTGTTGACTGCCTCAATTTGTGCAATCTTTGTTTTGCTCACATGCAGCATTGAGGAAATCACATCCCTCAATCGTCCGGATTGCAGGTCATATCCCTTGATTTTCTTTCCCGCTGCTTTCATTCGTTCAAGAGATGCCTTGAGGCGTGTTTCCTCCTCAATCATGTCGGATGTTGTCTTTGTACGGTATGCGTTCGCAATAATGATTTCAACCTGCTCCTCGTCGTTATCCTGTGGCGTTGTCAATTTACTGGTTGCAAGTTCAAATTCTTTATATCCCTTTGATACAAGGTACTTGAGAGCCTCCCATCGTCTTTCACCTGCAACGATTCTATATTCGCCCTTGTCGCATGGTGCATATACAAGTTCAAGGTTCTGTTTCAACCCATACATGAGGATGTCTCCTGCCAGTTCCTCGACCTGTTCCACACTGTAAAAATTCATATCGTTCCGGTACATCTTGAAAATTGAGATGTCCTTTGTCCGGAATCTCGCTCTCGGAGATTCATCAATCCCCGCTTTGCTGTTCTTGTTGAGTGCGTCTTTCACGCTGAATCCTGCTGCCATCTGTTCAACCTCCTGTTATTACTCTGTGAGTTTCTGTTTCTTTGTCTCTGTACGTTCGACGTTGATTTCACCCTTTGCATTCTGTGAAATTGATGCTTTGACCCCCCCCTCGGAGGTTCAATGTGACTTTTGCAAGTCCTCCGGTGTAAATCTCCTCGACTGCTGCCTTTAAGATGTTGACAATGCCCTCACCGCATCTCTTGTCCGGTGCTGCGTTCTCTCCAAAAAGGGCAGACACATTCATCATTGCCTTTTCTTTCCTCTGTTTCTCTTTCTGATACTCGACCGCCTCGGTGCAGTTACATGTCATTGTTGCCTGTTCCTCTGCTTGTGGCTGCGTCAGTTCCTTGTCGGTCTCAATCTGTACCATCTGACCGCAAAACCTGCACTGTGCTGTTTTGATAATGTCTCCCATGCTTTTTCCTCTCTTTCCGGTCTCATGCGACCTCATGCAAAATTATTTTTCTGAATATGCTCTCGAATATCGGAACGGCGATGCTGTTTCCCGCTTGGTCGTATAATGCTTTGTAATACTTGCCGTTTCTTTCCTGTACTGCTTTCGCCCTGTCAAAATCCTCGTCCGTGTACCCCATCAATCGCCAACACTCACGCTCGGTCAAATAACGATAACGTCCACCGCCTCGGTCAATGACTTGTGCAGGTGTCCGGTCTTGTCTTGTCGTGATGGTATATGCACAATCTGTGATAACCGTTGCCCTGCGGATGCCTTTTTCTCCGATACACGCAAGGACGGACGGTTGCGTCACATCGTAGACATCCGGAACGCTTGCATCATCCTCAAGAAATTCCTGCAAATTTCGCATCGGTGTTCTTATAAGGTCATCGAACTCAAATCTTTCTCCATTCAGAACAGAAACCGTGAACACTCGCTCTCTTGCCTGTGGCAATCCGAACTCTCTTGCATCCAGTACCTCGAAATTATTCGTATATCCTAACCGCTCCATTTCAACCATGTATCTGTCAAAATTCGGTCTCATGTACTTTGATTTCACATTCTTCACATTTTCCCATATTACATAACGAGGTCGCCATTCGCCCATGTTCTCAATGATATGTATTGTCTCCCACATGAGGGAGGAACGTGTTCCGCTCCCCTCGTCTGAACCTTTTCCTCTGTTGATTCTGCCCTCGCCTGTGGCTTTTCCTTGATGCCCTGCAATGCTCATATCTTGACAGGGCGAACCGTGAATCAGAATGTCCGGTTTCAGATTCCATCCGACAACCGTTTGTGTTTTATATGCCAATTCCTCACGGAACATTGAATTGTACGAACGCACCGCCTTTTCATTGATTTCCACATAGTCGATTGCTTTCGTTGGAATGTTCAAATTTCTCAAGGCACATCGAGGCGACCCAATTCCTCCGAACAATTCAAGGATTTGTATTGTCTCGTTTTCCATGCCTTACCCCTCCATTTCCTTGAGCAACTCATGCACAACGCATCTGTAATCTTGAGACACAATCCCACGCTTTGAAAATTTCGGGAGCGGTATCATTGCTGTTGTGGATTTCTCTGCGATGATGGAACGGCGAATCGGCGTGACAAACATGTCAAATCCGGATTCTGCTTTCAACCATTCCTCAACCTCAAGAGAGGTCTTGTTTTTCTGTCGCATTGTCATGAGTGCCTTGATTCTCAAATCCGGATTGATGTCTCTCAAGTCCTCAATCTGCTCCTCAAGGTTCTGCAATGCCTCGATTTCATATCCCCCGACCTTTACCGGAGCAATAATGAGTTCTGCTGCAATCAGAATGTTAATGACTACCATGTCAAGCAATCGCCCGCAGTCACAAACACAATAATCATATGCACCGGAGACCTCCTCCAACGCCTCTCGCAATCGTGTGACTTGATTGTCCTCTGACTTGAGCAGCAAATTCATGTCCGTTTTCATGAGATAGCCATTCGCCGGAATGATGTCAACGTGTGAATACTCTGTCGGGCGAATCAAGTCGCCTGTTTTATATGTACCTCCGACGCACTCATGTTTCTCAAGTAGTTCACTCATGCCGATTCCGTCCGGTTCATATACTCCGAACGTCTTTGATGTATCTCCCTGCGGGTCTCCATCTAACACAAGCACTCTTTTTCCCTGTTCCTCGCCTAACATATAGGCGATTGAATCGGATGTCGTTGTTTTCCCGATTCCTCCTTTTGGTGACATTACTGCAATAATTTTCATGTCTTTTCCTCCTGTTTTCCTGTTATTGTCCTGTTATAAATAAATTGTGTAATACAGTTTCATTTGCAATTCTTGAAACTTGAAATCCGGCGTTTCGTCCGGTCGTAATGGTGACATGAGGTTCAATTCTTTCCACTTCCTGTGAGTAATCTCCGGAACTGCTCTGAATTTCACGACCGTGTCGTTTTTGTGTTGCTCATAGAGTGTGCAGTTCGTGTGACCGACCTCCGGTGCAAATAATGTAAGATAGCCGACGAACATCTCCTCGCCTCCCTTGATGATTCGCAGCATGTCCGCACTCTCTAATGTGTTGAGTAAATCCGCAAGCGTCATGACCTGCCTCCCTTGACTTTCCCATCCTTGAGGATGCTGTTGTTCGGGATGCTCATGTTCAAATTCCTCTCCATGTGCAACGCATCCGATAGATTCAAATATTCCTCAATGACTTTGATTGCCTCCTCTGCTGAATAGCAGGTTGCGACAAAATGTCCTGCTGCTGCCATGTCTGCAAGGAACTCTTTTTGTGTGTCCTGCTGCCTGTTGTTGCCGTATTTCATTTCGATAAACAATCCGCAGTAAATCCCTTTTGGATATGGGAGGCACAAATCAGACACGCCCGCCTTGACACCCATCTGTTTGAATTTGACTGCCTCCTGCTTGTTTCTGCTGCCTCCGTTCGGTACATGGAACAACCATCTCAATTCCGGATAACGGTTCATGTTCCAATTCGCCCACGACACAACATTGATTTGCTCTGTGTCCTCACTTCTCATTGCATATTTCATGTTCATTTGCCTTTGTCCTCCTGTCTGCATGTGTCATAATATTCGCAGAACAAACAAATGTGTCTGCAATCCTTGACCTTGAACATCCATGTGAACCGTTGCAGCTTGTACCGCAGTATGTACCCGATTTGTGCAATGTACAGATGTTTCTGTCTGTATGTTTTCATTCGTCCTGCTCCTCCATTTCTAAAATCATAAAAGCATGTATGAAAATGCTCTTGTGTTTCCTGCCGAACTGGTCTTTTGCCGGAGGCACTTCATGCATGTTCTCAATCGTTCTCTTTGCCTCCCGCCATCGGCGTGTTTTCCCGTCTCTCGAAATCGGTTTGAAATGTACCTTGACCGTTCCCTTGACGACGGAAAACTGGTCTCTGTCTACCCGCAGGATGTCATTGAATCCCGCTGCCTTGACTGCTGCCTCTGCTTTTCGGAAATACCTCTCTTTCGATTCCGGTTTCCAGTCAAACCTCATTTCCCGACCACCTCCTCAATCTCTTTCATTCTCTGCATGATTGCCGTGTTGTATGAATAGACATACACGCCGTTGTTCCACAAATGTTCCCTTGCACCTCTTTCACCGTAGTTGTACGCTGCAAGTGCATCCTGCACCGTTCCGTATTTCTTGAGGAGATACGAGAGGAAATCAATCCCGACTTTCACATTCTGATATGGGTTCATGAGGTCGGTGCAGTTCAATTTCTGCATCCGGTCGGTGTGCCATTTCTCATATATCTGCATATATCCCTTTGAGTTCCCGTTGTCTCCGGTCTTGTCGAACTCATATCCGGATTCATACTCTATGATTGCCAATATAAGGGCATACGGAACATCGTTTTGCTTGCATAGACATCTTGTGTATATCTGCATTTTCTCCGGAAAATAGCCTTTGTCTGCATACTTCTCCGGCAGGTCGTAGAACACGAATCCCTCAAGGTCATCACTCCCCCAGTCCTCGGACATGGTGTCAAAAACCTTGTATTTGTCCTCGATACTCTCTGTCATCTGTGTCATTGTCTCCGGATTCTGTATCACTTCCGCTTGCGTTGTCTCCGGTTTTTCCTCCTGCTGCTCCGGTTCTTTAACATTGAACAATATCACACAAAATCCTGTCAGCAATACCGCAATCAATGCGATGTGAAACGCATTATACAAACCTGCTCTTTTCAATGCCCGTCTTATCCGTCTTATTCGTCTTATTCGTCTTTTCACCTGTCGACCTCCTTTTCCGCATTCGTGCATGTATATAAAACATGCAGTTAAAATCGTTGTAGTACACTGCTGCATTTGTGAAATCCATGTCCGGATACCACTTTTTCAATATCTCCGGAATGGAATCTCTGTCCTTGACCATCTTGTCAACGAATGAGCCTATTTTTTTATAACTGCCTCCCGCTGCCGGACGTTTAGAATGAACGACCTTGATTCGTGGGTCTCTCAATCCCTGCGAACTGTTCCATCTCTTTTCCGACGGAACACGGTTCTTTTCCTCGACGATATAATTCGCCATACCGGACAGACCGTTTTCGTCCGTCTGCAATCGGCGAACCTCATTCCTGCTTGACTGTTTCCAACAGGATTCAACCGTCTCCATGTCTAACGCTCCGTCCATGACAATGTGATGATGCCATCTGATTTCCGCATCCGGATTGTATGCGGTCACATAGACATATTTCGCATTCGGGAGACCTCTCTTTTTCCTCTGATAGTTGATGCGTCGGATATACTTTTGCACATTCTTGATTGCTGCATCCACATCCCCGTCCAGTGGGAGATGCTCGTCATCATAGGTCAATGTCATCCAAATATCACGGTCACTGAAATTCTCATTGATTAGTCTCTCAACGTATTTCCTTGCGTTCTTGTCATTCAGATTCTTTTGAGCCTTGTTGTTGTCTTTCTTGATAGTCCTCCCCTCCGGAGGTACTTCATCCATACTTCGGAACTGCGGATATATCTCAATTTCAAACTGGTCTCCTGCTGTTATCTCTTTGAGTGCATATATCACTTTCTTTCGATGTTGGAACAGGTTCTCAATGAACCATTCGTGCATGTCCTCCATCGCTTTGTTATATGCTGCCTCATAATCATACGGGATATATTGCATCCCTCTTTTTCTTGCCATCTGACACAATCCTCCTGTTATGTTTTCGTAGACTTGTTATTATCTATTACAAGGACGATAAAAGTTCCGAAAACCCTTGATTTTATAGACCTTTTCGGTCGCTTTTCAAGTTGCTTTTTTGTGTCAGATTTGCTATAATATTTCTATCAGTTAGCGACTGACACAATCAGTCGATACAAGGACGACCACTGCAATGGTTGTCCTTTTTCTTTTTCTTAATCTCTGTATTCTATTGTCATATTGCCGTCTTTTGCACATCTAATCTCCTTTGACATTCCCTCCGAAATTCCGAATTTTTCGCCGACAATGATTCCGTCGCATCTTCTCAATATGTCCATTCCTGCTGTCAATCCGATATTTCTTTCTTTTTCGTTTTCTTCTGACAAGCACTGCGTCATATATAAGTGAACTGTAATTGCAGCATCTCCTCTCAACAAAATCTCTCTCGTTAGTTCTTTCGCATATTCAATATTTCTTTTTAAAATTTTTTCGCTACCCGCATGATACGGTGAACATATATATATTATTTTCATTCATTTACCTCCTCGAATTTACCGACTTCATTTCCCCAACAATCCCATCCGGCTGCTGCCTGTCTTGCAAATAATTCAATTCGTGGCACATCGCCCGTGAACTCTACAATCCTTTTTCTAACTTCATCCGGTTTTTTGCTGTGTTCTTCTCTCACTGTTTCCACTAACTGTGATACCGTATGATGTACGCTCTTTTTCGGTGGTTTCCCTTTTGTCGCAATCAAACACACTTCACTATTTGATTTAGTATAGAATCCTATTCCCTTGAACCAACTACCGTTTTTATTTCTCTTTACCCAACAAAACCCAATTGTTTTGTATTCAAACCCCCACGCTTTGATTGTTGCAAGAGCCTCTTACAATTTCGGGAAAGTCGCCCACATGAATAATATGCAGTTCTTGTCTGCAATTCTTTCAACTGGTAATTCCTCAATATCCTTTTGTTTCATCGTTTCGTAATGTGCTTTTGCTGCCCCCTGCTTTTTATTGCACCACTGTTGATAAGACCATGGCGGGTCTGCATAGATTACATTGTATTTTTTGTTTGTGTTGTAAAGATTTACTTCCATTCTTTTTCCTCCTATTTGTCAGACACCTGCTGCAACAAGTGCCTTTTTCTTTGTTTTTGCTCCTGCTATGTACTGCCCCGCCGTTATGACGGGGTGTTTTCATTAAACGGCTGCAACCGCCTCTTTCTGTTCCCATCTGCGACGCTCCTCTGCTTTTCCTGCTGCCTTACCCTCGGCATACGCAGACATCACCATAATGGTCATTGATTTTCCCTCAAGGTCGTCAATATTCATGAATTTTTCTGCCATGCTCTCAATCACTGCCTTTTTCTCGTTTCTCGTCATTTTTCAACACCTCCTCGGATTCGTTCAATCTCTTTTTCTATGTTCTTTCCGGAATAATCTGCAAGCAGTTTTTCCGAAATGTGATACGTCCAAATCGAGGACATCTGCACCGCCGTTCCTATCGGGAGTTTTCCCTGCTGCATTGCTACCCTCACGAATTGCGGTGACACATTGAGGATTGCTGCTGCCTCTGTCGGCAATATTCGTCCTATATCCATCCTGTTTCCTCCTGTCGGTGGTTCTCTCGGTCTTTTCATCCCGTCCACCTCTTTTCCGGCAATGTATACCGTGTTGATGCTTTTCACATTAAAAATCATCGAAAACCTGTTGACCATCCACGCACTTTTTAGCAGGTGCGACCGCTGCCATGTTTCCCACGGTATCGCTGTACGATGTCTTTCGGCTTGCCATCGTCAGAGTGTCGGTTGCCATCCGGACACTGACGGGGCGACTGCTGCCCCGTTTCGGCTTTTAATATTTTCTTACCCAGTTTGATGCTCTCAATCTGTATTTATCATCCTCCCATATCTTTTCCATTAGTTGTTTGACCTCTTTTATATTTCTGACAAGTTCGTCTCTGTAACTCGTTGGTATTTCCTTTTCATCTTCAAACACAGGAATCCGCACCTTGTAATAAACTTTTCTTCCCTTGTATTGTTCATACACGCACAACCCTCTCCGGCTTGCTAAATCAATAACCTCTTGTTTTTTCATGTTTTCTCCTTAATAAACTGAATAATTTGCAAGTGCCTGTTCTAATAATTGAACTGATTTCATCTCGATTTCATATTCCTCTTTGCTTATCACCCCTAGTTCATAGTCAATTTTTGCATCTTTTTCATATCTGCTCGTTTCTTTATACATCATTGTCCTTTTTCTTTTTGTTCCGGATAACCATGGTATAACTTTCTCGCCTTTTCGCACTTTTTGTTTTATGTAACAAAAATATTCTCTTGTTTGGTCTGAAATTGTTTTTGCCATTTTGTTTCCTCCTGTCTTATAAAGGACAAACAGTGCTGTGTCATCTCGCTCGGTTGATTCTTCCACTTAACGATTTCTTGTTCTAGGAGTAAAGTGTTGATTGGCTCAACCTGTTCAGCTTTCTTCAAATAGTTCCAAACACTATGCTTTCTTGTCCTATCGTTCCTGTTTTCTTCAACTGCTTTGACGGGTCATGTTTATTCTTCACACGCTCTGTCTGCTATCCGGCAGCATGACCACCATGTCACTTGCGTGTAGCCCTATCGCTTCACCCGTTCTTTCCTGCTTGCTGTTGTCCTTGAATACATAATATGCGTCTTTGACAACTTTGTCAACAGTTTTTTGTATTCTATGACAACTTTTTTATTGCATTTTATATCTATGGGTGTTATGATTCATGAAAAGGAGGTGTTTACATGACACAAAATGAGCGTGTAAAGGAAGTCAGAAAAACACTTGGTCTCACGCTTGAGAAATTCGGTGAGCGTATTGGTGTTACAAGAGGCTCAATGTCCAATATAGAAAATGGCAACCGTAATCTCACCGAACAGATGACAAAATCTATCTGCCGAGAATTTAGTGTTGACTATATATGGTTGACTACTGGTGACGGTGAGATGTTCGTTGATACCGACGACGATTTCATCGAAAGAATTGACCGCATCATGGTAGGTGAGGACGATGCCCGCAAGAATCTTTTCAAGGCATTACTTGAGGCAAGCGACGAGGACATCGCAGCATTTCAAAGAATCATAGATTTATTTGCATCAAAAAAAGACTGACAGTCTTTCAACTGCCAGTCTCATGGGTGTAGAGATACAACACGAATTTGTATATCCTCTTGAGGATGCGTTCGCTGTGTATCTTTCCGACTATTTCGACAATAGCCTCTTTGTAATTCAAGGGAGACACCACCCCCTTTCCGAATTGCATTGTATCATATATTTCCATGATTGTGGAAATATCGAGGTTGATTTCCATAATTGTGGAAATCGTTCCTCCTGCTGCCGGAATCTCGCTGCGTTATGGTACAATTATTTGTATTCGGATTCAAACAGGTCGGTGATGTTCACGCCTAATGCAATCGCTATCATTTCAAGTTGAAACAATGTCGGTGACACCTTACCATTTTCGATGTTGTTTATCGTGGATTTTCCGATTCCGGATTTCTTCGATAGCTCCATCAATGTGAACCCTTTTGAGGTTCTCACTTCCCACACAAGGATTTTCATTCTGCTCACCTCCTCTCTTGAGGAAAGTTTACAGAATGTTGATTTTATAGAAATGGAGGTGTGTTCATGAAATACGGTGTCAGAAAGCCAAACATTAAGAAAAGCATCAAGGCAAGAACAACAGGAAAAGTCAAACGGCAGGTCAAAAAGGCGGTCAATCCCCTTTATGGTAAAAAGGGAATGGGAATCGTCAACGACCCGAAAAAGGCGGCATACAACGCAGTGTATAACAGAACTACTGTCGGCGTGTCCGACATCGCAAAAGGATTGACGGCTGCAAACGGAAATCCTGCTGCATCCAGTTCCACAAATGCACCGCAGAAAAAGGAATACTCTGCAAATACATACAGTGTTTGTGGAATCCTCATGATTGTTCTCGGTGCTGTCCTTGCACTTTTAGGATTGATTCTATTGCTTGCTGTTCCGGTTGCCGGAATAATTGCTATTGTGTTCGGTGTCGCATGTGTTGTCATCGGTCGCAAGTATAGAAAAGTCGCAAAAGAACGCCGTGCAAATGAATAATGCACAATAAAAAAGACGACCCACACTGCAATGTGAATCGCCTTTGTGAAACCTCCGTCTCATGCTCCTGCAAAAAGCACCGACAGAATGTTCCTGCAAACACCATTCTATCATAAAACCGTGCTTTTTGCATTGGTTTTATTTTTTATACTCTTTTTTAGGATGGTGATTTTATGAAACTACCGAACGGATTCGGAACGGTTTACAAATTATCGGGAAATCGCCGGAATCCTTATGTTGCCAAAAAGACAAAAGGATGGGAAATCGACCCGAAAACAGGTAAATCAAAACAATTATATACGGTCGTCGGATATTACCCGACCCGTAAAGAGGCATTGACCGCACTTGCGGAGTTCAATGCAAATCCTTATGATGTGGATGCTGCAAAAGTCACATTCGAGGATGTATATGAGCGATGGTCTGATGAACATTTTCCGACCGTCAGTGATTCCAACGTCAAGGGTTATCGTGCAGCATGGGCGTTGTGTGATAAACTTGCACGGATGCGGTTTGTCGATGTCAAACTCGACCACCTGCAAATGATTGTCGATGAATCCGGCAAAAATTATCCAACACTCCGGAAATTGAAAGTCCTGCTCGGTCTGATGTATAAATACGCCGTGATTCATGAGATTATTCCAAAAGAACGGAATCTCGTTGAATACCTCGACATCAAAAAGGCAGGAAACCCGAACGCATACAACCGGAAACCTTTTTTAAAGACAGAGGTCAAAAAGATATGGGATGTCAAGGATTCAAATATATATTATACTGTCATCCTCATGCTGATATATACCGGATGCAGAATCGGCGAACTCCTCGACCTCAAGAAAGAAAATGTGAACCTTGAGGAAAGATATTTCAAGATTGTCGCCTCGAAAACTGCTGCCGGAATCCGTACCGCTCCAATCTCTGAAAAGGTTTATCCGTTCTTTGAATACTGGTACAACCTCAATGATTGTGAATATCTCCTCTCTACTCCGGAGGGTGAACATTTCAAATACCGGAATTATTATGATTCGTACTGGTCGCCACTTATTGAGACCCTCGGAATGAAACACCGTCCTCACGATACCCGTCACACATGTATTTCCATGTTGACGGTTGCCGGAGTGTCAGACAAGGTCATCAAGAAAATTGTCGGTCATAAAGGGCAGGACGTGACAGAGGTCGTATATACACATTTTGAAATTGAGGAACTGATTGACGCTATCAACAAAATATAG